TTATATTCTCTGTTTATCCCAATGGAATGGAACTATGAAGGATTTATTGATGAGTTTGGACGACCCGTATTTAGTACCCCAGGACGAGAGTGTTTTGGACCTGACGGAGAACTAATAGATGTAGGTGTTATTGATCATTGGGAAAACGAAGCTGACGGATTAAGAGACGATCAAGATGCATTAAACGAGTTTTACAGGCAGTTTCCAAGAACTACTGAACACGCGTTTAGAGATGAAACAAAAAATAGTATATTTAACCTTGTTAAAATATACGAGCAGATAGATTATAACGAAGAAGCTACAAGCTCTGCAGCTGTAAACGTTGGAAACTTTCAGTGGGCTAATGGTGTTAAAGATACAACAGTAAACTTTTATCCAGATCCTAATGGTAGGTTTAAAGTAAGCTGGGTGCCAACAATGAATATGCAGAACAAAGTAGTTGTTAAAAACGGAGTAAAACACCCAGGAAATGAACATATTGGCGCTTTTGGCTGCGATAGTTATGATATTAGTGGCACTGTGGATGGTAGAGGATCCAAAGGATCTCTTCATGGATTAACTAAGTTTTCAATGGAAGACGCCCCACCAAACCACTTCTTTTTAGAATATGTTGCTAGACCTCAAACTGCTGACATCTTTTTTGAAGATGTACTAATGGCATTAGTATTTTATGGTATGCCATTGCTTGCAGAGAACAATAAACCAAGATTACTATATTATTTAAAACGTAGAGGTTATAGAGGTTTTAGTATGAACAGGCCAGATAAAGTTTGGAATAAATTATCAGTAGCTGAAAAAGAGATAGGAGGTATACCAAACTCCAGTGAAGATATAAAGCAAGCTCACGCTGCTGCTATTGAAATGTATATAAATGACCATGTTGGTCACAAAGGTGAAGGCAACTACGGTAATATATATTTTAATGAAACTTTGTTAGATTGGGCTAAGTTTGATATAAACAAACGTACAAAGTTTGATGCTGCTATTAGCTCTGGTTTAGCTATTATGGCTTGCAATAAAAACTTATACAGACCGCACCCAGAAAGAATTAAAAAAGCATTAAATATAAACGTTGCTAGATATAGCAATAACGGCAATAATTCAAAATTAATTAAACAATGAATACAGCAGGAATAATTAGTAATTATTTTCCAAGTCAAGCTGTTAGTGATCTTGAAAAGATAAGCTATGACTACGGTTTAAAAATAGCAAAAGCTATTCAACAAGAGTGGTTTCACGGTGGTACTAACTCAGGAACAAACTACAGCACTGGTTCTAGATATTCAGGCAACCAAGCAGACTTTCATAGACTAAGGTTGTATGCTAGAGGAGAACAGGGTATACAAAAATATAAAGATGAGCTTTCAATTAATGGTGATTTAAGTTATTTAAATTTAGACTGGAAGCCTGTACCTATTATACCTAAGTTTGTAGATATTGTTGTTAATGGTATTGCTGAAAGAACTTACGATATATCTGTTACAGCACAAGATCCTTTTGGTGTCGAGAAAAGAACTCAATACCTAGAGGATTTGATAATGGATATGGAGCAGAAGGATATTAACGAGTTTGTTCAAGAGAACTTTGGAATAAACGTATTTAATACTAATCCTGATACACTTCCGCAAAACTCAGAAGAATTAGATCTTCACATGAAATTAAGCTTCAAGCAGTCTGTTGAGATTGCTGAAGAGCAGGCTATAAATGTTTTAATGGAAGGTAACAGATATGAGCTTATAAAGAAAAGATTTTTTTATGATCTAACTGTTTTAGGTATTGGTGCTGTTAAAACAGGATACAACACTTCTGAAGGTGTTACCATAGATTATGTTGATCCAGCTAACTTAGTTTATTCTTATAGTGAGTCACCTTATTTTGAAGACGTTTATTATGTTGGTGAAGTTAAACACGTTCCTTTAAATGAGTTAGCGAAAGAGTTTCCTCACTTAGGGCAAACTGATTTAGAAGAAATATCTAAATCTTCAAATAGTTACTATAAATCATACAATAGACAAGACGATAAAGATAATAACATTGTTCAAGTTTTATACTTTAACTATAAGACATACATGAATGATGTTTACAAAATTAAACAAACTGCATCAGGCGCTGATAGAGTTATACAAAAAGATGATACTTTTAATCCTCCACAAGGTATGGAAGGAGAATTTGGTAGATTAGAAAGAGCTATAGAAGTTTTATATGATGGAGCGTTTATCATAGGTTCTGATAGATTACTTAAGTGGGAAATATGTAAAAACATGTTAAGACCAAAAAGTGATTATACTAAAGTTAAAATGAATTACTCTATTGTAGCTCCAAGAGTTTACAATGGTAAGATAGAAAGCCTTGTTAGTAGAGTTACTGGGTTTGCCGACATGATACAGCTTACTCACTTGAAGTTACAGCAGGTTATGTCTAAGATGGTTCCAGACGGAGTTTATTTAGACGCTGATGGTTTAGCTGAAATAGATCTTGGTAATGGAACTAATTATAATCCACAAGAAGCGTTAAACATGTACTTTCAAACTGGTAGTGTTATAGGTAGATCGTTTACTCAAGATGGAGATCTTAACCCAGGTAAAGTACCTATTCAACCAATAGTGGGTACAGCTAATGGAAATAAAATTCAAGCTCTTATAGCAAACTATAATTATTACCTACAGATGATACGCGACGTCACCGGGCTTAACGAGGCTCGTGATGGTAGTATGCCTGATAAAAATGCTTTAGTTGGAGTACAAAAGCTAGCGGCCGCTAATAGCAACACGGCAACTAGACATATATTACAAGCTGGTTTATTTTTAACTACAGAGGTTGCTGAGTCATTATCTCTTAGAATATCTGATATATTAGAGTATTCTTCTACAGCAGATGCTTTTATACATGCTATTGGTTCTCACAATGTAGCTGTGCTTGATGAAATGTCAGAGCTACATTTGTATGATTTTGGTATATTTATCGACTTATCTCCAGATGAAGAAGAAAAAATGAAGCTTGAAAATAATATACAACAGTCGCTGCAAGCTGGTAATATAGATTTAGAAGACGCTATAGATATTAGAGATATTAAAAATACAAAGCTTGCTAACAAGATGCTTAAAGTTCGTAGAGAACAAAAGATAAAAAGAGATCAAGCTATTCAACAACAGAATATTGCTGCTCAAGCTAATGCTAACGCACAAGCTCAGCAAGTAGCTGCTCAAGCTGAAGTTCAAAAACAACAAGCTTTAGTTAACATAAATTCTCAACTAGAAATGGTTAAGTTTCAAAATGAGATGCAAAAGCAAAGCGAAGAAGTTAGAGCTAAAATGATGTTAATGGAAAAAGAGTTCCAATACAACATGATGCTTAGGAAAGCTGAAACTGATAACATAAAAAACAAAGAAAACCAAAAAGAAGATCGTAAAGACGAAAGAACAAGAATACAAGCTTCACAACAAAGTGAGCTTATAGAACAAAGAAAGACAGGTAGTTCACCTAAAAACTTTGAATCCGCAGGTAATGATATACTTGGAGGTGGATTTAACTTAGGTGCATTTGAACCTAGATAAACACTAATTTTTTATATTTTATATTATGGAACAAGAAATGGAAAACGTTGAAGAAACTCAACAAGCAGAAGAAACTAAATTTGAAACAGCTGATGATAGTTCAGTAATCAAAGTAGACTTAAATAAACCAATAGAAGATGAAAAGCCAGAAGAAGAGCCAACAGCAGAAGCTGAGACTAGCACAGCTGACGACACAGGAGTGGCTGGAAGCGATGAAAGTGCCGAATCCACACAAGAACAAGAAAAAGTACAGCCGGAAGTCGAAGCACAAGAACAACCTGTAGTTGAAGAAATTACAGAAGAAGAAGTAGAGGAGCAAGTAGAAGAACTTGTAGAAGAAGTTGAAGAAGCTATAGCTGAAGCTCAAGAAACTGGCGAGCCTTTACCAGAAAATATTCAAAAGTTAGTTGACTTTATGAATGAAACTGGTGGAGACTTAGAAGATTATGTACGATTGAATCAAGATTATTCTGATATGGATAATTTAACAGTATTGCAAGAGTATTATAAGATAACAAAACCTCATCTAGATGCTGAAGAAAGAGCTTTTTTAATGGAAGAAAGCTTTAACTATGATGAAGAGATAGACGATGAAAAAGAAATAAGAAAAAAGAAAATAGCCTTAAAAGAGCAAGTTGCTGAGGCTAAAGCCTACTTAGACGGGCAAAAGTCTAAATATTATGAAGAGATTAAAGCTGGTTCAAAGTTAACTTCTGAACAACAGAAGGCAATGGACTTTTTTAATCGATACAACAAAAAGTCTCAAGAAAATGAGAAGCGTAGCAGAAAAGCTACTGATGTATTTATGCAAAAGACTAACAAGGTCTTTAACGACGATTTCAAAGGTTTTGAATATAATGTCGGTAATAAAAAATACAGAGTAAACGTTAAAGATGCTAATAAAGTAAAAAACAAGCAAGGCGACATTAATAACTTCATCAAAAAGTTTTTGAATGAGCAAGGTACAATGGAAGACGCTGCTGGTTATCACAAGTCTCTTTACACGGCTATGAATGCTGATGCTATAGCTAAACATTTTTACGATCAAGGTAAAGCTGATGCTGTTAAAGACAGTGTGGCAAAAGCTAAGAACGTAGATATGAATCCTAGACAAGAACATAGAGCTTTTGAACCTAAAGATGGTTTGAAGTTTAAAGTTTTAGGGGATACAAAAAATAGAGACTTTAAGTTTAAAAAACGAAAGTAAATTATTAACCCATTTAAATTAATATAAAAATGGCAATTACAAGTGCAAATGGTATAGACGCGGCTCCAAGACAAGTGACGCTAGCGACAAACTATATCGATTTTACAACTGCTGCAACTGAAGGTTGGGCACAGCAGTACTTACCAGACCTTATGGAAAAAGAAGCTGAGGTTTACGGTAAAAGAACAATTTCAGGTTTCTTAGCTCAAGTTGGAGCAGAAGAACCATCAATGAGTGATAGAGTTGTTTGGTCTGAGCAAGGACGTTTACACTTAGCATACACTGCAACATGTGAAGATGCTGTAGGTGGTAACGACGATGCTTCTGACAACAGATTTACAGTTATTAACGACGTAGATGGAAACGCTATTGCTGCTGGTACTCACGGTATCCGTGTTGGTGACACAGTTTTAGTTTCTAACGCTTCTCTTACATTGAGAGGTTATGTTAACCAAGTTAATGCTGCTGACAACAACTTAGAGATTCTACCTTATGGTGCTGCTAACTTTGATACTGCAGGTTTCTCTGATAGCGCAGGTGCTGGAGCATACCGTATCTTAGTTTACGGTTCTGAATTTGCTAAAGGTTCTGCTGGTCGTACTTCAGCTAACTCTCCAAACTTTGTTTCTCACCAAAACAAGCACATCATCCTAAAAGACTTCTTCGAGGTTGCTGGATCTGATACTGCTCAAATTGGTTGGATTGAAGTTGCTGGTGAAGCTGGACAAAACGGATATTTATGGTATTTAAAAGCTGAAGGTGACACTCGTTCACGTTTTGCTGACTACCTTGAAATGTCTATGATGGAGTCTGAGTTCGCTGCCGCTGCGTCTGTTGTTGAGAACACTGGTTTAGGATTAGCTGCTTCTACTACTGGTATTGATGCTGGTACTGAAGGTTTATTCGCTGCAATCGAAGCTAGAGGTCACCAAACTACTGGTATTACTGGTGTTAACGCTGCTACTGATTTAGCTGAATTTGATGCTATCTTAGCTGTGTTTGATCAAAACGGTGCTATCGAAGAAAACATGATGTTTGTAAATCGTTCAACTAGCTTAGCTATGGATGATATGCTAGCGTCTATGAACTCTTACGGTGCTGGTGGTACTTCTTACGGAGTATTTGAAAACGACGAAGATATGGCGTTGAACTTAGGATTCTCTGGATTCCGTAGAGGTTCTTATGACTTCTACAAGTCTGACTTCAAATATTTGAACGATGCTGGAACTCGTGGTGCTCTTAATGATACTGTTACTAACATCCGCGGAGTTGTTATTCCTGCTGGTACTTCATCTGTTTATGATGAAATGTTAGGTAGAAACATTAAGCGTCCTTTCTTACACGTACGTTACCGTGCTTCACAAACTGATGATCGTAAGATGAAATCTTGGATCACTGGTTCTGTTGGTGCTGCAACTATCGGAGATGACGTAATGCAAGTTCACTACTTATCTGAAAGATGTTTAATCACACAAGGAGCTAACAACTTCATGTTGATGAACTAATATTTGATTAAGGTCGAGGGCTTCGGTCCTCGATCTTTTTTTTTAATTTTTTATTATATTATATTATGGCAAAGAAAAAAGAAACAAAAGTTGAAGTAGAACAACCTGAGGTTAAGTCTACTAACGAAATGAAAGAAGTGGTTATTGAAAAACCACAACCAAAAAAAGCAGAGTGGGAAGTTAAAGATAGGATGTACTATCTAAAAAACGGTAAAACTCCACTAACTTATTTAATTAGAGGTAGTAATATATTTTGGTTTGATGAAGAAAAAGGTCACGAAAGAGAGTTGAAATATACGTCTAATCAAAGAACTCCGTTTGTTGATGAAATGAAAGGTGATCAAAGATTAGAACATATCATATTTAAAAACGGATCTCTTCATGTTCCAAAAAATAAAACCGTATTACAAAAGCTTTTATCTTTATATCACCCACATAGAGATCAACTTTTTGAAGAATACAAACCTGTAGTCAAAGCTGCTTTAGAGGTTGATTTACTAGAGTTAGAAGTTGATGCTTTAATGGCGGCTAGAAACCTAGACATAGATACAGCTGAGGCTGTTATGCGTGTAGAGATGGGTTCTAGGGTTACAGAAGTTAGTTCTAAGGAACTTAAAAGAGATTTACTTATATTTGCTAAGAAAAATCCTGCTTTGTTCTTAGAATTAGTTAACGATGAAAACGTTCATCTTAGAAACTTTGGTATTAAAGCAAGAGAACAAGGAATCATTGATTTATCAGATGACCAAAGAACTTTTTCTTGGGCATCAACTGGTAGAAAATTAATGACAGTTCCTTTTGAAGAACACCCTTACACTGCTTTAGCAAACTGGTTTAAAACAGATGAAGGTATGGAGATTTTCTCCAACATAGAAAAGCGATTTAACGCGTAATTATCTTATGGTAGAGCAGCCACTCTATTGTAGGGTGGTTGCTTAACTATAAAAAAATATTTAAATGGCGGTAAACATAAATACAGTATATCAAAGAGTTTTATCAATAGCAAACAAAGAACAAAGAGGATATATTACTCCGCAAGAGTTTAACATACTCGCTAATCAAGCTCAGATGGATCTATTTGAGCAGTATTTTTACGATAAAAATCAGTTCAGTAGAGGTAGAGGTCACGAAGACTCTCACGTTGACCCTATAGATATAATTGATAAAAAAATAAGCTCTTTTGAAGTTTTTGATTACACGCTACCAGCTTATGCTAGTAACGTGTGGACTTACCCAACTGATCTTTATAGAGTTTCTAGTGTTAGACATGATGAAAAAGTTTGTAGTAGAGTATCGCTAAAACAGTTTGGTTTAATAAAATCACAACCACTTCTTAGGCCATCAAGAATCAATCCGGTTTACGTAGAAACACCTACCGGTTTTAAAATATATGTAGGTGCCTCGGGCGTAACAGCAGAAATCACAGGTGGATCTTCTTCTAAAATTGATTATATAAAAACACCTACAGACGTGTCTTGGGGTTACAATGTTATACTTGGTAAAGCTATGTATAACGCTAGTACAAGCACTAACTTTGACATGCATGACAGCGAGGAAGTTAATTTAGTTAATAGAATATTAGTTTTAGCTGGAATTGCTTTAAAAGATTTAGGCTTATTTAAGTCAGCTAGCAATGAAGAAGTTAAAGATATTCAACAAGAAAAACAATAGTAAATGGGTTTATTAGACGCAACAACTGGAGCATCATATTATGGTAGTAGTGATTTAGGAAATTATCAGTTTACTTCTTTAGAAAATATTATCAACGCTTTTCAAGTTATATACGTTGGAGAAGGTAAGTTGATAGAAAAAGCTAGTAGACTTGATATTGCGTTTCACGCTCAAAGAGCTTTACAGGAATTAAGCTTTGATACTTTTAAATGTACAAAAGCTTACGAAATAGTAGTGCCATCAACTTTGAAAATGCCACTACCTCAAGATTATGTAAACTATGTTAAGTTAACTAGAGTAGATCAAGCTGGTGTAGAATTAGTTTTGTATCCAGCTAGAATAACTAGTAATCCATCAAACATAGCCCAAACTACAACTCCAGGTAATGCGCCATTTTATGAATTTACAGGTGATGAGTTAGTGTTAACTACAGACTCTGATACTTTAGATGCTTATGACTCACATACACCATCTACAAACCAAAGTGTTTATAATGATGACACTTGGGATTATATAGATGGATCAAGATTTGGTTTAGATCCTCAGTACGCTCAAACTAATGGATCTTTTTATATTGATGACAATAGAGGTTTTATACACTTTAGTTCTAATATAAATGGATCTACTTTAACATTAAAGTACATTAGCGACAGCTTAGGTACTGATGCTGAGATGAAGGTTCACAAGTTTGCTGAAGAAGCTATGTACAAGCATATAGCTTACGCAATTACCTCTAACAAGTTTAACTTTCCAGAATACGTAGTGCAAAGATTACGTAAAGAAAAAATAGCAGCAACAAGAAAAGCAAAGCTTAGATTATCTAATATTAAGCTAGAAGAAATAACACAAATACTTAGAGGAAGCTCTAAACATATTAAACATTAGCATATGCCAGAGTTAAAGCATAATTTTCTAAAAGGTCGAATGAATAAAGATCTTGATGAACGTCTAGTACCTAATGGCGAATATCGAGATGCTTTAAATATAGAAATATCTACTTCTGAAGATTCTAATACAGGTGCTGCACAAAATGCTAAAGGTAATGTAAAAGTTACAGATTTAGATTACAATGGTAATGCATTTATGAATCAATCGTTTTCACAAAATGCAATAACAGTTGGATCTAATGCTGAAGAGTCTATTGATTGTATTTTTAATTTTATACATTTAGCTAGTGATTTTGAAGAAAAACTAGTAAGTGACGTTGGTTATGGCGCGGCTATTGATGTAGGTATTAGATCTGATGTTATTACTAAGTTTGATATTGATAAAAATAGAGAGTCTGGAATAACAACTCCTATAGTTGTAGATGTTTTTGAAGTTAGACATCAAGCTAAAGGCGACCAACCAACTGTAGGTGAAATTCCTGCTGGAAATTTTGAAACAGAAATTTATACTAATTTCCTTGGCACACCTGTGTATGGTCCTAAAGGGATTAGAAAAGGTATGAGAGTTGAAATTTACAATCCTGTTACCGGAATGTCTGCTTATGCAGCTGGAGATGAAGTTATAATAACAGACATACATTACGATCCTGATCCTGCTTTTGTAAAACTTTTTACAACAATACCAGTAAACTCTTTAACTTGGACAGCAAACAGTCACTCTAGCTTTAATTTTGTTTGGAGATATACTTCTAAAAGAATATTAAACTTTTTAAATGGATCTACAGAAACAGAGTTAAATACTGAAAATACTCCTTCTTCAAAAACTCCTTTTAACAATATAATAACAGGTATAAACTATATAGATAATATACTTTTCTATACAGACAATAGGAACGAACCTAAAAAAATAAATTTAGAATATTTTAATTCTAAAACTAGTATTTTTACAGGTACTGTTGATGCTGATATACAAAAACATTCAGTAGTTTCAACATCTAATAATTCAGCAGTTCAATTTAAAGAAGAACACATCACGACAATAAGAAAAGCTCCAAGATTAGCTCCTAAAGTTATAGAAACAAGATCTGGTGGTACTAATACTTTTTGCACTGCATTACAAGATGGAGGTTCTCCTTTTCCTCTTTATTATCCTTTTAATTCACAAGCTCCTGCTACTACTGGTAATGTTACTATATCTACTGTAGGTACAGGAGGAGTAAACTATATTGAGATTGAAACAGTAGATGACAATGGTGATTCTGTTTTTATGCAATGGGAAAATGGCGCTGAAGTAATATTAACAGGTCAAAGTACTGGAACTATAGCTGTAGGGCAAGTTTATCCTAGTAGTACTTCTGCGTACGTATTACCAAACATTAATGTAGATAGTTGGACGTTGTATATAACAGATATTGATGTTGGATATTTTCCTTTAGATTCTAGTGGTGATCAACAAATTGAAATAAATGTTACTGATGCTCCTCCAGCTGAAAATTGGTTTGTAGAGTTAAAGAGTAAAAATATCTTAGAAGAAGATGCTTTTATTTTCTTTTCTTATAGATATGTTTACGACAACGGTGAAAAATCAAACTTAGCACCCTACTCTCAAGCTGTTTTTTTACCTAGAACATACTCTTATAATAATACTACTGGCTTAAATAACGGTATGGCTAGCTCTATAGAAGAAATAACTGTTTACGACTTTGTAGAGCAATCAACACCTGATCAAGTTGAATCTATAGATCTTATATATAAGACTTCTGCTTCTGAAAATCCTGTTATATTTAGAAGTGTTAAAAGAAATGACCTTGAGTTTTTCAGTACGCTAGGTGGTAAAAACAGTGGAAAAATAACTGTAGACTCTTCTATTTTTGGAACAACTTTGCCAACTAAACAGCAAGTAAGACCTTTTGACGCGGTTCCTAGAAAAGCTTTGGCTCAAGAAATATCATCTTCAAGAGTTCTATATGGAAACTATGTAGAGAATTATGATTTAAAAGACTATGCTGGTGGCGAAATAGTTCCTAATCATGAAAATTCTTATAAAAGTATTCCAGGTGGCGTAGCTGATTCCGTTGGTATAGTTACTGCTGCTGGAGCTAACAGTGTTAATATAAATAATAATTCTTTTCCAAGATGTGGTTCTTTAAACAACTCTCCTTTTACAACCTACCAAAGACATTTAGGTAATACTACATCTAACGGTAATTTTCTACAGACTAATTTTTTAGAGTCTACTTGTCCTATATTAGCAAATATTCAAGCTACAACGCCTATCATGTCGAATGTTGATAGTGGTAACTATGTTAGAGTTAACTTTAATCACACTCAAGCAAACTGGAATAGTGTTTCTTATCAATACGAAGTTCCTATTGTTCCTGGTGGTAGCACTCAGTTTTTTAATGTAAACGCCGAGCTTGCTCCTCAGTTTGAAATAGTGCCTGATGAAAAAGCTGATAAGTGTATAGTTGGATTTAGAGCTGAACTTGTTCATAGAAAAGCAAACGGAAGTAATGTTATATTAGACACAACTGAGCAAGAAAAAACAGATAACGACAATAAAAACACATATAACATCCAAATGGGTGTTCGTAGTTTAAACTCTAACAATGTAGCTGCTGAAGCCGGAGATTCATTTTATGTAAAAATTAAATATAATACTAGCGTTAAGTCTAGAAACATGAGTGGCAATAGAGTTGACGAAATAAGAGTTTCTGTAAACCCAATAAGTGGAAGTACAGCTAGTTTTAACATCGTTAGTCTAGAAACTGTTTCTTCTGGTGAAATTTTACCACAAAATTTTCCTGGTAAATCTATAAAATCAGATCAATCTTATCAACTAGGAGTTGTGTATGGAGACTACTACGGTAGAGAAAGTACTGTTTTAGTTGATGAAAAAAATATTATTAGTATACCAAAATCAGCTAGTGATGGAATAAATACATTGGTAGCCGAAATAAAAAACAACCCACCAGTCTGGGCTGATTATTTTAAACTTTACATCAAAGAGATAGCTCCAAAATACTACAACATGACTATGTGTAGTGCTTATCCAGCTGATTTAAATGATGATATAACTACTTTTGGAGCTGTTAGCAACGCTTGGTTAAGTTTTAATAGCAGTGATGCTAGTAAGCCTGAAATAGGTGATGAGTTAATTCTTAAAAAAGCACACGGTAGTAATGTACCAGTGCATTCAGACACGGCTAAGTATAAGATATTAGACATTGTAGATAATGCTGCAGATGATGGTACAGGTAATGGTTTTTCTATAAACGGATTTACTTTATTAAACGCTACTTTTGAAGATGTTAATGGTAAGTTCTTTGTTAAAATTGAAGCTGATTCAGACTTTGATGATCAGATTGGTAATGTTATAACTCCTGGTGAAGAAATATTTAATGGAGCAGTTTTTGAATTACGTAAAAAAAGAGCGATAGACTTAGGTCTTTTTCACGAAGCTTCTAGAGCATATCCACTTAGACTAACAGACGAAACGTGTTATCACTATATTAATTTTGCTGATCGTGTTAAAATACTACCTTCAATTACATATAACGCTGCTAATAATTATACTGGCACAGATATTGGAGACTTCAACGATCTTGATTTAACAGTACTAGATGTTAGAGGTGCTAAGACTTCTGGAATAGCTAACATAAACAATCATGCATTAAACTCTAATGGATTAGTTGTTATAACACTTAGTGATACACCTTCTGTTCTTCCAGGTCAAATAACTGGATCTATTGTTTCTTTTATACATCCTATCAAAGGATTTACGTCTGCAAAAGTTATAGACGTTGTTGGTGATTTACTATATGTTAAACAACATACTCATTACCAAAACAATATATTAGGTGGAAATATTTGCCTACCTATAGGTCTTAATTGGTGGAATGTAATATCTTTTAGAAACGGAGTAGAGTCTGACACTATTAAAGATGATTTTAATGGAGACCCTATTTATAGGTATACTACAAGTGGAAAATTGAGCGGTTTTGAGCAGTCTATGCAGAACCCGGATTATAGAGAAGTTAGAAAACCTAACTCAATAATATTTTCTGAGCTGTACAATAAGTCTATTGGTAGTGGTTTTAATGAGTTTATACAACAAGAAGATATTATTAAAAAAATAAATGATGAGTACGGTAGTATTCAAAAACTTTTTACTAGAGATGGTGATGTAGTTGTTTTTTGTGAAAACAAAGTATTAAAAGTTTTATCTAGTGGTAAAGATGCTTTATTTAATGCCGATGGTAATATACAAACTGTTTCTTCTAAAAACGTTTTAGGTCAAGCAATACCTTACTTAGGTGATTATGGTATATCAACAAACCCAGAGTCTTTTGCTGCAGAAGAATATAGAATATATTTTGCTGATGCTAAAAGAGGAGCTGTGTGTAGGCTTTCAAGAGATGGAATAACGCCAATCTCAGAAGCTGGTATGAAAGACTTTTTTAATGACCACTTAAAGCAATCTCAAGCTATTGTTGGTAGTTATGACGGAAAGAAAAATGAGTACAATGTAGTAATACATGAAATCATAGATCCTAATAACTCTAAAAATGTTTACAACTTAGGTTATAAAGAAAATGTTAAAGGTTGGACTAGTTTTAAATCTTTCATTTATGAAAGTGCTGTAACTATATCTAACTCTTATTATACTTTTAAAAACGGATTACAATATATACATCATCCAGATAATTTAAGTTTTACTTATTGTAATTTTTATGGATCAAATTTCAATTCTTCTATAACAGATATATTTAGCGAAACTAGTTCTACAGTAAAGCTATTTAAAACATTAAGCTACGAGGGTACACAATCTAAAGTTGTTAAATTTACCGATGAAATAGTTGATGGAGTTACATATAATGATAATGAGTACTATAATGAAATAGCTAGAAATGGATGGCATGTTGAATCTATAGTGACTGACATGCAAGAGGGAGACATTGATGAGTTTATTGAAAAAGAAGGTAAGTGGTATAATTATATTAAAGGTATAGATACTACTTTTGAGAACGCAGTAGATACAACTGACGGTAACGCCGCAGGTAATATTGACTTTAATGAATTCTCAGTTCAAGGTATTGGAAATTTATCTGCAAATGCAACTATTAGCTCTGGAACAATTAACACTTTAGGATTTTTATATACTTTACAGTTGGTTAACTTTGATCAATCTGTTGGTTGGAACACTGTTACATCACAAGCTCCTCAAACTTCTAATTTAGCTACTAACTTAAACACTCTTACTGTAAACATAAGTTCTGCTTCTGGATATGGTATTGCCGCTGCTGATTTTACCACTAATGCACCGCTTCTTCCTGCTGATATACTCACTATGACTTTTGCTGATAGCGGAATCCCTTACGATACTAATAACGATGTAGTAGTTAGTATTGTTTATAATAGCGTAAGCTTAAGTAGTGATTTAACACACACTATAAACCTTAGTGCAGTAACAGGTGTTTTGCTACCAATACAGTATACTTGCAACTTTGTATTCAACGATGCTATTAATAACGGTATATTTTCTCCAAACGTTATTCCTCATCAAATAGCATTTAATGTAGATCCTGGTAATTTAGGTGTTGTTGGCTCTTCATTTACTCAAACTTCTCAAACAGATACAGAGCTTGTTTATACGTTTTCAGCTACTATTCCACAAACTTTTTCTGGAACATTGATAAGTTTTGATATTATTCCTGGAACATACGCTAGCATTGCTAGTCCTATTGTTAGTTTAACACAAGGAGAAAGTGGTAATTATAGTTTTGTAAACTCATTTTTTAGTCCTCTTATAAACTCTGTTGATATAGATTACGACTCAATAGTAACTAATGCGCCTCAAGTTGATGATCAAAATGAAATACTAGTTGACATACAAACTGAGCTAGCTGTATTAGATTTTGCAACTTACAACAATGGTGTTTTTACTTCTTTCAATTCTCAACAAACTGGCCCTACTAATTCAACTATTGATATTTCTGTAAACAGCAACTGCGGACCTTTTACAGCTTCTATAGCAAATAGTAATTTTAGCCCAACTACTGACTTTGAAGTTATAAGTACTACTCATGATCCAACTAATACTGGTGGTAGTTTTGTAACTGTTTCTTTCGCTGAAAACACAGGCGGCGATAGGGTATGTGATTTAGTAATAACTTCAGATAATATTTCTACTGTAACAGATACATTACCTATACTTCAACTCGCTTCTACTGCTGGAGGTCAAATATCAATAGTAGGTGAGTGGTCTATTCTAATGGATGATACTTTTGGCAACCCACAAATTACTTGGTTTGGCGATACAACTAATCAAGGAAACGGAAACTCGCCAGGCATGGTTGCAGACTTTAATGGAATATACAAAATACCTGACATAGGTATTACGACAGGAAATGCTCTTCTTAGTTTAAACTGGAATGCTATGTTTCAGACATTTCCAATTTCTATTACCACAAGCTCAATTAGCCTTATCGATACAGACACAGGATTAACTCCAACTTGGTGTAACATATTTTTATCTAGCCCTCAAGGTACAGGTACTGCAATTTTAGTTCTTGTGGCTGATCCAAATGCTACTGGTGCTCTGAGAACAGCTCATCTTAATGTTTTTCATCCTGAAGATTTTACCATTACTCCAAGTGATGCTCCATTTGTAATAGAGCAAGCATCTAGTTATAACTCTGGTACTAATACATTAGTTTTTAGAGAGCAAGGATCTAATGCTGCTACAGCTGATGATTATCCTATCCCTACTAATGCTACTATAACTTTTGATCATACTCAAGGTATTAAAGAGTTTTTTGTACAAATACCAAGTGATGACTCTGTTTCTAGTAACGATGTTGGTTATCATGGAACTCAAGGAACTATTGGACAGCACAATAATATAATGTGTCAATTTGACTATGAGCCTTGGAACGAAGATGTAAATAATAATGGACAATCTACTATTCAGCTTGGTGGAAGTAATGGTTGGAACTATCAAGCTCCTGAATTTTTAAAGTTTATACCTACTTACGTTGATCCTCTTCAGCCACAGCCACTTCAAACTTCATATTCTAACTTAGTTAATTATAAAGTTACAGTTTACGCAGAAGAAAATAACGCTACATTAAATCCTGGTGGTGGTGGTTGGACAACTACTTTCCCTGTTGATAGATCTTTCGATGTTACTGGATTTAATCCTCATAATCCACAATATCCTGGAAACGCAACTGGACCAGGTGGTACTACACAATCAGTGAATCCTAACGACACTATAACTGTTACTCAGTTAGCTAGGCCTCAAGCTCAGTTTAATGCAAATGGATTTCTTACCTTAACAGGATTAGGTGGTAATTTTTCAAGCTTACTGCAAATTCGAGCTAATGGATCTACACCTACTCTTTTTGCAACGTTTTTTGATACGTCTAATGACGCTAATAATTTTACTAATTCTGTTAACGCTACTTGGCTTTCAACAACAGGAACAGCTTTACCAAATATTGCCTTACAAAGCTATGGAAGTTTTGGATATGAGTACAAAAATATTAATCTTACAACTTTAGAGCCTAACTTTAGCTTGCAGTCAAGATATATAGGTCTTAGTTTATTTCATAGTGACGTACAACTTCAGCAACCGCATTTAGCATCCCCTGGCTTAGCTGATGAAACAAATGATTACGTTGTACTTGAGCAACCTAGCGAAACTCCATACGTATATTTTGATGACGGTATTTTGTCTCAAGCTATTTTACAAAATAATGTTATAGACAATACTCAACCAGCTATTACCGGGCCAACTGGACAAATAATTTGTAATAACATATTGCTTACAACCTCTGTTTCAGCTGGCGCTTGGACAACATCTGGTAGTGTTTATACTATGGCTATACCTATGATTTATGGACCAACAGGGAGCGCTGATGGTGTTATTAATTTTATTAGTGCTAGTGAACAGTATCAAATTGATCAACCTTCGCAAACATTCCCAAGCTTCTTTAATTCTACTGATGAAGCAGCTTGTAATCTTAGTGCGGCAACTGGTATATTAAATATTCAAATAAGCCAACTACCAAGTACTAGCGTGTTTCAGTTAAACTTAAGAATAGCGCACGGTAGCAATCAAAACGTGTTCTCTATATTAACATTAGTAATAGGATAAAATATGGCAACTGTACTACTACCTTTCTCTACAGATCCACAACTAACAGGTGTTCAAGTTGGTGATACTGTCTATACAGTTAACTCTACGTCAACTCTCGGTGGATTTACTACTACTAGCTCTTTAAACAACGTTGTTGAGTTAGGAGTTGTTAGTGGTTTTTCAGGAACTTACAATATAGAAGTAAATGTAACTAATACTATAAATTTACCATCTATTAATAGTTATATATTCTTTTCAAAAGATAACGCTGTAAACTTAGCTTCTTTAAAAGGTTATTATGCAGAGGTTAAGTTTGTGAACGATTCTAACGAGCGAGCAGAATTGTTTAGTATTGGTTTACAAGTAGAAGAAAGTAGTAAATAGAGTATTAAAAGTGTAATTATTAAACATATATTTTAATATAAAATGAATAAGTTAAAAAAAGATTCTCCTAACAAATGGGTTCAAGCTGCTGTAATGATTGGAGCAACCTTGTTTCAAGTTGGACGTGGTATTTCTCAAGACTCTAAAAGAAGAAAAGCTGAAAGTAGAGCTCGAGAGCTAGATAAAGATCTTGAAGCACAAATGAACACAATGCGTGATTATGACTTTCGTGTTCAAAATCCATACGAAGATATAGATGTAACCACAAAAGCTCAAGAAGTAGCGGCTAACCAACAAACTCAACAAGCCGCTGATATATTAGCTAACTTAGCACCTATTGCTGGAGCAGGTGCTACGGCTTCATTAGCAACTTCTATCGCTAAGCAAGGATCTGCATCCGCGGCTAAGCTACAAGGTAAGATGGAACAACAAGAGTTTCAATTACAGCAAAGAGCAGCTGGTGCTCAACTCGCTATTGATAGAGGCGTAAAGCAACAAGAGTTTAATAGAGACGCAGCGTTAATGAATATGCAACTGTATAGAGCAGCTGGTGAGTATGCTCAAGCTGCACAATACGGACAAGCAGCATCAGATAGTTTTAAAGGAGCTGTAACTACTGGAATTAAAGCTGCTGGAGCGGTTGACGAGTTAGTAGACAAGAATGTGGAACAAGGAGTAGATCTGTTTAGGTATAATCTACCTACTAATCCAACAACACCTACAGCACAAGAAGCGCTAGGTGAAAATCCTAATAACGAAATTCAATTAGACACTAGTCAAAACTTTTTTGGTGGCCCGTTATACAATGATTTTCCTCAATACAGTGTTCCACAGCAAAATAATCCACCACAATACGAAATACAACAATTTTAATAATGGCTAAAACAGAAAATAAAAAAATAGACTTTTCTAGTGGTATGGCTGCTTTAACTACAGCAAAGCTTGCTAACGCTTCTATAGACTACGGTAGTGCTGCTCTTACGCCTTTAATTGATTATTTTACAGATAGAATGGCTAACGCTGAGCTTACAGCTGCGAGCTTTTTATCAAGTATGCCTGATGACTTTTCAGCAGAAATAGTTCCTGAAGAAGCTAGACCTATGTTAGCAGATTGGATGATGGGTCAAAAACAGCAAATGAGAAATCTGTCTAAGCAGTTAGGTAAGCTAGGTCATAAAAAAACAAGCGCTGAGTATATAGCTTTAGAAAAAGAATTTAATGTTCTTAAAAATTCATTTACTATAGCTAATAATAGTTTAACTTCGTTAGCTAAATATAGAGATAAAGGTATAAATACTATAAAGCAAGGTTTAGCCTATGGTCAAGACCCAGCTCAAGTAAATGCTTTGTTAGAATTCGTTGGGAAAGAAGGCTACAAAAGAATACAGTTTAGAAACGATGGTGTTTATTATAGAGATTTAAAAGGTCAAGATTATAACGTTAATGACCTTGTAGATGTTAAAAGTAGAAGTAACGAGCTTCATGGAGCTTTAGTAAAATTAAATAGTGCCTCAAAAAAACTTGGCATGCAAGGTTTAGATTTAAAAATAGATGAAAACGGTAACGCAATAGGAGCTAGCGCTCTTGAAATACAAAACGGTGTTGCTGCGCTTCTTCAAAATCAAAATTTTGCTAAAGATCTATTCTTAGGTGGTATAATTGGAGACTATAGCGGTAATAGTAAAATAGTTGATTATTATATAGCAGAGCAAATATCTTTAGGTATGCCTGGTTACGAGGGTATAGAGGTTGAAAACGGTAAAGCTATAGCAGCTGGTGATTCTTATAACTTAAAAATATTAGAATTAGCACAAAATCCTCCTACAAACTACATACAGCAGTTTATATTAAAAAGTATGATTGATCAGTCTAATAGCGAAGGTTACAATAGTTATCTAGCAAGCAAAAATACAGATAAAAAAGATGAATTTATAGACCCTAAAGCTTTTGCAGACTCTATTAAATATGGTAAAGCTACGCCAGCTAGATTAATTACTAATAGACCTGATGCTCAATATCAATACATTTTCTTAAACGAAAAAGATGGTCCAACAGGTAAAGCAGGAACATACTACATAGGTAGACAAAACGGAGAGCCTGCTGCAAATACAGCTTTTCATAATTTAATACCAACTGATTTAGCTAGATTATATAGTTTCGATGTTAGTATATTAGATTTAGAAGGATCAACTGAACCTGCTTTTGATCAAAACTTGAAAATAAAATAAACGTATGTTTGAAAAGTACATAGTAAACGGTATTGAGCATACTAAGGCAGAATTAGAATATGCTGCAAAAGCTCAAAACGTAGATTTTGAAACTTTAATATCTCAACTTAATGCGCAAGTTTTTAAGCGTAACGCTACTATGGACGATATTGAGTTAAACTCTCAGTTTATAGTTGCTCCTGAAGCTGAAGCAGAGCCTAGAATAAAAAGCTGGGGCGGTATTGCTGAATTAGAGCAAGTTAAAGAGTCACCTATTACAGGTTTAGCACAGGGTACATTGGATAAAATATCAAGATTTGCTGAAGGAACTGTATCTATAGCTGATAATTTAATCAAAGGTTATGAAACAGGTGAGTATATTTTTATAGGAGATTTTATTACTGAAGGTCCTATGGAAGCTTCGTTAGGTTATTTAGCTGCTGCTCTTAGAAAAGAAGGCCACTATGTTCCTGAAAGATTTGGATGGTATGATCTTACTACTCCAAAAGAACGTAGGGCTATGTACGAAGCTCACTTAATTGATTCTGCTAAAAAAGGTTTGACACTTGAAGAAGCGCAAAAGCTAGATCCAACAAATAGAATTAAACTAGAAGGTGTACTAGAGTGGTTTGATAAATATCAATACGATGTTGAGCTAGATGAAAATGGTAATCCATTAGACTTCATGGATCTTTATGGTAAAGGTGATATAGATGGAGGATCTGATGCTTTAGTTCAAGATGTTTTTAGCGCCGCACCATCTGTTATAATAAGTAGAATACCTTATGGTGTAGGACCTGCTTTATTAGGAGCTAGCGCTTATATGGAAAACTTTGAGCGCGAGCTATATGAAAGGTTAGGCGAAGAAGTAAAAGAAAGCGCAGATTTATCGTACAAGAATATTGGTGATAAAATTAGTAGAGGAGATGTCGTTACTAACTCTGTAATACATGGTGCTTCTGATTTTTTTATGGAATTTTTTGGTGGTCGTATTTTAAATAAGATAGGCAAAGATATTCCAATGGAACAAGCTAAAGATATTTTAGTTAATAGTACTGGAACTTTTTTTAAAGCTATAGCTAAAGGTTTTGGTTGGGAAGGTTTAACAGAAGGTGCTACAGGAGTTGTGCAAGAGGCAGCTGATGCTTTGACTTATGGTGATATAAAAACTTTTTCAAACTTAGGTAGAACTTTTATAAAAGACGGTATAATAGGTGGTGTTTTAGGTGGAAAGTCTGCAGCAATATCAGCTAAAGACATTTTAAATACAAGAAGAAGACAAGAGTGGTTTGGAACTAGAGATTGGAAACAAACTAACTTAAAATTAGAAAATGAGTTAATTGAAGCTCAAAAATCCTATGCTAAAGCGACTACTGACAGTGAAAAGTTAGATTTTGAAAATAAAATAAAAGAAATATTAGGTCAAAAGAAAAAGCATAAAGAAGATTTATACGACTTTTTTGATAACTTAGACAGCGAAACATTATTAGCTTATGCTAAAAACTATGATAAAGCAGAACAAGCTTTAGACATTATAAATAATGACAATTATACTAAAGAGCAACAAGATAAAGCTTATAAAGAACTTCAAGTAATAAACAAAAAAGCAGAACAGTTTTTTTCAAATTCAACTTTAGAGTATAACAGTAAACGTCAAACTGATCTGTCTATTGCACTAAAGGCTTTAGAATCAATTAGAAAACAAAAAGGAGCTATTGGCACTAGTAATAGAAATAGTAGACTAGTGTACATGAATGAAGCTAAAGCTAAAAAACTTGTTGAAAAATCACCAGAATTAAAAGATGTATTTTTTAGTAAAGATAAAGATGGTAACGATGTTTATAATGTAGAAGGAGTATTTATCAATGAAGCTAAAGATGGTAAGTTTGATATATATATAGACGAAATAAATTCTGCTGTAACAGAAAGCACTAATGTTATAGGTCACGAAAATCTTCATGGTATAATATCTTTCAACTTTAAAAAAGGTATAGGTAAAGAAAACTTAATATCTTCTGTTAAATCTTTAGGAAAGTATCTAATAGATAATGGCTATAAAGAAGTTGTAAATGATATAAATAAAAGATTAGCTGCTAAGTACGATGCTTTTACTCAAAACGGACAAATTCTTGTTGATGAAAATGGAATAGTTCAATTTGCAGAAAATAATCAAGATAGATACGAAGAGTATTTTACGATGCTTAGCGATGTAGTCAACAAAGAAAAATTAAAACCAGGTGACAAAGATGCTAGCAAACTCGTAAGTAGCTGGAATGCTTTAATGTATGGTCTTGGTTTTAAAAATATAGACTTTCAAAATCCAGAAAGTGTATTTAATTTCATAAAAACTTATAGTAAAAATATAACAGATGATAGTCTTTTTGGTAAACTTAAGGCTAAAGCAGTTTCTAGAGCTAAGGCTAAAGGTCTAGAAGCTAAAGGCAAAAAAGATATTGTTTCTAAACCTAGAGTTAAAAAGTCTGTACAGTATACTCCTAAGCAGAGAGATGATGAGATGAACGAGCTTGGTGAGAAATATACTAGACAAGAGTGGATTGATGGTAAAGCTGAAGAAGTATATTGGGATATGTGGAGTAAAGGCTACATAGAAGATATGGTTAAAGAGCAGATGTCATCAAGTTTAAAAGAATTACCTGGTTTTTCTGAAGCAGATTTTATAAGTCAAACAGCAATTGAGCTTAAAAAAGCTTTTGAAGGTTTTGATATTGATAAAAAACAAACAACACAAGGTAAGTTTGGTTTAGCTGGTTGGATAGGTCAAAACGTTAAGTGGAAACTAAACAAAGTTCTTAGAGATGGCTTAGCTACAAAACAAAAGTTTGAAGACAGTTTATCTGACGAAGCTGTTGCTAGCCAAGTTCAAGAAGCTATATCTGAAGAGCAGGATCAAGTAAGTTTTGAAGACGCTCCATTGTTGCAAGAAGAAATAAACAGAGTATTTAAAAAAGAAGAAGAGTTAAGAGGTAAGGCAAAAGGATCAATATTAAGAACTACATTAAAAAATGAAAAAAACGAAGGTTTACCTGAAGCTTTAGTTCAAAAATTTAGAGATATTGTAGTTGATGTAGTTGCAAACGAGGAATTAAAGCCTGGTAACACAGGTCAAAATAGAGCTTTTATTAAAAGTATAGAAAATAAAGTTTATGAAAAGCTAAGAAGAGATGTTCAAAACTTTATACAAGTAGGCAACTACAGGCAAAATACTTATGATAACGCTTTGCTTATTTTGCAAGAGCTTAAAACTAAAGAGTTAGTAGCTATTGAGAAAAAAACACCTGCTGACGAGAGAATATTTACAAAATACATAGGTAGGTTAACTAGAAAAGCTGATATTCAAAAAGCTATTGACTTAGATTTACTACCACCAGAAGCTGTAGATTTTTCTGATGCCGGTGTAGATTTAAGAGTTAAAATCCAACCTGAAACAGAAGTTGATATTGAAAACTTTAAAAAAGAAGTAGCTAGATTTTATAATCCACCAACATTTGTTCGTAGTAAAAAAGATCCTAATAAGACAGTTAGATCAGGACTTAGAGGTACAAGACGTGATGCCTTATCTGGTTATTTAGCTAAGAATATGGCTGAAGACGCTATACCTGAATCGTTGAAAGATACTAGAGTTATACAAGGTAGAACAGATGTTACTAAAGAAGTGTTTGATGAAGCACAAGCACTTGAGATAACTAGAGCTATTAATAAAAGCATCGACCATAAATTTTCTAAATCTGCAGGTCGTGACATTGATAACGCTATAGATGGTGGTGATTTATCTCCATTTGTGCATATTAAGTTTTCTAAAAAGCTTAGAAGAGAGTTTAACTCAAGGCTTAGAGCTAGAAGACCTGATGAGGTTGACGCATATTATGATGATCAAATAGATCAAGTATTTAAGTATGTTGATAGCTTAGATGAAAGTGTGTACAACAGAAGTAAAATGCAAAAGTTAGCTTTTCATTATCTTATAAATGGTGATATTGTATTGCCAGAAGATGGTTATAAAGTTACTGAAGCTGCCGATCTTGCTCAAAAAAATAAAGTAGATCCTTTTTCTTATAAAAACCCAGAAGATTTAATTAATCAGTTTAAAAAACTAACTGCTGATAAAACTCTTCTTGATCCAGAAACACTACCTACATTTAGCAATAGACAAGAGTTTGCTGATGGTAGAGTAGTAATATACGATGTTGCAGATACTAAAAAAGCTCAAATGGATCTTAGAAAGCTAGTAGATTCACATTTTGGTGAAAACTTCAATAACTGGTGTCTGTGTGCTAGGCTTGGTGATGATAAAAGCTTAGACATAGCTTTTAGACATTGGCAAGATTATACAGGTGATTTAGGTTTTAAAGCTGTATTTATAGATGGTAAACTTAAGTATTTTAGAAGCGGAAATGAAGGAAAGTATTATGATATAAAGGATGAAGAGCATAGTATAATAACATACAAAGATACTAAAGTTGATAAAGATGGTTTTAGAAAAGTATATAGTTTTAACTATAATGATTTCCAAAAAGATCAAGATGAGTCAGAAAATCTTGTAAAACAAGATTCATATAATACTACAGCATTTTATGAAAAAGGTGGTAAAGATAAAAAAAGTGGAGAATATATAAAACAAGAAGGCTTATCTAGAAAAGTAGTTGCTAGAAGTTTTAAAAATAAAGAAGGCGAGATTGACGGATTATTTTTAAACGAAGAGCAGTTTGAAGGATCTCCATATTTTACAAAACAAAACACTATATATAAAAAAGGTAAAAAAGTTAAATCAACTGACATTAATGAAGTAACTACCGATTATATAACTAATGAACTATCTATTCACACAGAAGTTTTACCATCAAAATTAGGTGGTGGTTTAGTTGAAATTAGAGGTACAAAAATAACAGTTGTAAAAAATTACGATAAAAACGGTGTTTTAATAAATATACAAAGAGTTTTAGAAGGTAATTTAAAACCTGTTTCTATTAAAAATATATTAGCAGGCGCAATATCTGATATGATACCTGGTAGAAATGTATTTTATACACCTGTAGATGAAGCCGCTAACATAATTAAACAAAATGTTGATTATAACAAAAAGTTTGCTAATGGAGGTAAAGAAGTTAAATTAACTTTTACCTATGATATTGATCAAGTAATAACAGGTAGTCCAAGGTGGGAAATGCTTGGCGGTAGTGTTGATGCTGATGTAGAAACAACTCTAGAGTTTAAAACTGCTACAATCTTCGGTCAACCGCAATTTGGTAAATTAGAAGATGGAGAGTATAGAAGGATAGATGAGGCATCAAATCAATTTACATTAAAAAATGCTAAATACGAAATACAAGGTGAAAACACTGTAAGTGTAAAAATTAACGCAGCAGATCAAACTTTAAAAGATGCTGAACAAACAGTTGGGCCTAGAGTAGAAAATGCTAAGTTCAGTAGAGGTATGAGCGAGCGTTTAAACGAAATGTTAGAGCGTACTGCAAAAACACCTGCTGATAAAATATTTAGTAGAGCTGATGCTCAAGTAGCTAAAAAAGCAATAATAAAGTTAACTCCTTTCTATCTACCACCTGGTGCTGAAGACTTTGTAGGCTTATTGTATCCTATGTTAGGTAAAGGTAAAAAAGGAGATCAAGACTATGAGTTTTTCCGAGAAACATTAATAAGACCTTTTACTCAAGCTAACATAAATTTAAATACTGCTAGGATGAAAATACTAGCGGACTTTGATAAACTTAAGTTAAGATGGAAAGAGGTTACTAAAAAGCTAAATGCTAAGTTACCTAGCACGAATTTTACACATGATATGGCTATTAGGGTATATCTTTTTGATAAAATGGGTGAGTCTGTTCCAGGTTTAACAGTAGAACAGCAAAAAAACTTAGTAGATAGAGTTAAAACCGATAGAATGTTGTTAGGTTTTGCAGAAAACTTACAAGCTATACTTAATGTAGATGGTGGGTATGTAACACCTTCAGAAAATTGGACAGGAGGAACTATAGTTGGAGATGTTTATGAAGTTACAGAAAAGTTAAATAGAGCTATATTCTTTAAAGACTGGATTGACAATAAAAAAGAAATATTTAATGAAGACAACTTAAACAAACTACAAGTTATATACGGAAAAAATTATAGAGATGCTTTAGAAGATATACTTTTTTCTATGGAAAAAGGTAAAAGTACTAATAGAAATAATATAGATGAAGAAACAAGCGCAGCGTATAGGTGGCTACAGGGTACTGTTGCTACTATAATGTTCTTTAATTCGAGAACTACCATTACGCAATTGATCTCTATTGTTAACTATATTAACTATAAAGATAACAATCCTATACAAGCGTTTAAAGCGCTGTCTAATGTAGAGCAGTTTTCTAAAGATTTTGCGATGATAATGAATTCTCAATATTTACAAGATAGAAGAGGAGGATTAAAAACAGATGTTCAACATGGTGAAATAGCTCAAGCGC